TTGGGGCGGGCTCACCCGCCCCTTCCGCGTCAACGGGCTCGCGACCCCACAGGAGGGCCGCGAGACCGTCGGCGTAGTCTTTGCCGCGCGTCCAGTAGAAGACCGAGTAGTACGCGACGCGATCGATGGTCGTCGGGTGGAGGCCCGCCTCCACCATCTCGCGGTAGGCGTGACCGAGCGCCGGGTGCTCGTCCTTGATGGAGTCGAGCACATCCTGGATCTCGGGTGGGATCGGGCCGTTGACGATGCCGAGGCCCACCTCGCCGCGAACGGCGCAGGCGAGCAGCTTCCCCATGTCACCGACGCTGGGCGGGTGCACGATGAAGTCGCGCCCGCCCAGCGTGATGGTCAGGTCCGGCACCGCCCATGACGTGAAGTCAGTGGCGGTCCCCATCGGTCACGCTCCGCGCGTGAAGGGGAACGGGTCGGACACTCCGCCCGGGGTCGTGACCACGACCGGAGCGTCGCCCGCCTCGTCGGCCGGGAGCAGCGCGACGATCGTGGCGCCCGAGATGACCTCGAACTCCGGGACGGCGACGCCGCCGACGGTGATCGCGGTCGCGCCGAGCAACCCCGTACCGGTGATCGTGGCGAGCTCAGCAGTGCCGGCACCTTCCGGCGACACGGCCTGGATGGTCGGGGCAGTGACACCCCAGCCCGGGAACGGGTTGACGATCGGCTCGAACTCACCCTTGCCGGTGAACGTCACCGACTTCACCTCGATGCCCGAGTTGTCGGTGTTCGAGCGGGTGACCTCGACGGTCACGAGCGAGCGGCCGGCGTCGGTCGGGTTCGGGGTGCCGTTCTCGGGCTTGTGGTACCAGCGCACGTCGAGCACGGCGCCCTCCAGCTTGCCCTTCGACGCGGCGACGATCGCCTCGAGCTCGGGCAGGTAGAGGCCGGTGTTGACGTTGCGGTTGCCCTGCACCGTGAAGGACGACGCGAAGCCGCGGCCGGTGACGTCCTCGTTCGGCGAGCCGAGGTCGTCGTAGGAGGCGACGTCGGTCGTGGTGGGCGGGTACGACGGCTGCCAGCCGCTCATGCGGCGGATGGCCTGCCACAGCGGGTTGGCGTACGTGCCGAGGTTGACATCGCAGCCGTACTCGTAGGACTTCCCGAGGACAGTGCCGCCGGGGAGGGGAACGCGATTCATAGGAGTGCCTCCAGGTTGTCGAGCGTGATCAGGTAGTTCTCGGTCCGCTGGTCGCGGCCGTTGGCGTCCGCGCCGAGTCGTGTGAACGACTGGCGGACGATGCTGGAGATGCCGCCCCCGCGGAGTCGGCCCTCCAGCACGGCGAACACCACTCCGGCGATGCGGTCTGCACCGAACGGCTGGAGGCGTCCTCCGCGAATGTGGAACTGCACTCGACGCTTGAGCAGGTCGGGCTCGTCGAGCGAGTTGTAGACGCTGATGCCGATCCCACGATCGGGCGCGTCGCGGAGCTTGCCGTACATGACGGCGATCTCGAGTGCAGTAGGGGCGGGGTCGTTCTCGCCGGGTCGCCAGACGAACGTGGGGACTCGGCCGAGGATCTCGCCGAGGCGGTGGGTCAGAGTCTCGTCATCCACCGAGTGCCTCCTCGACCGCTGCGGCGACGAACTCGGAGAGGTCGATCTCGTCGGATGCGATCTCGAGGAACTTCGCTCCTCCGCCGCCGTCGTGCTCCCAGTCGAGGTGTTCGTGCTGGAACACGGCGTGAGGCGCGGTGAAGCGGACTGACATGCTCATGTCGTCGATGACAACCTTGCCGGAACGTCGGAGGTCTCCGTCGTCCTCTGGAGCGAGCTCGCGGGCGCGCCTCAGCATCTCGCGCCCGCCCTTGCGCATGCCGTCCTGGGCGGCCTTCTCCAGAGCGGAGAGGATCGGCTTGTACTCGCCCACGGCGACCTCCTCTAGGTGAGCCAGAGCACCTCGTGCGAGGGCAACGGCGGATCGTTTTCGTCGCGGCCGACGCGCAGCACGGTCGCGGTGCGCTCCTTGAGGCCGCCCGGCCATACGGTCACGAGAGAGCCGAGCGGGACGTTGGACTCGATCGGGACGGTGACCCGCGTGGAGGACGTCACCTCCTCGCCGTCGGCGTTGCGGACGAGCTCCTGCTGGTCGATGACCTCTGCGTCGAGGTTCCGCGCCGACGCGGCGTGCCGCGGGCCCAGGCTCCCGCCGGGCAAGAGGTCGCGGACCTCGACGACGTGCGGGAAGAAGAACCAGGCCGGCCAGCTCACGAGTACTCTCCTTCAGGCCAGATTCGCCCGAGGGGGCGGCTCTTCGGAAAGTGCCCACGCGGCAGCCCGGACGGGGTGATCTGGCCGCACAGCGACTGCAGGGAGAGCCGAGCATCGGCGTCGAAGGCAGCGTCGATCACCTCGAAAGACATCGACGTGCCGTTGCGGCTGAGGCCTCGTGTGCGCCGGGAGCCGGCGGCCGGGATCTCCGCGATCACACCTTTGAGGATCGCGATCGCGTCCTTCCCGGCGTCCGACTCAGGGTCGAGAGAGTCGAGGCAGGGAGCGATGATGCGGGCTCGCACCAGCACACGCCGGCCGAGGTTCTCGTCCGTACTGATGTTACCGTGTGCGATTGGCATCATCGCTCCCTCTCGATCAGGACTGCTTCGCAGCAGTCGTCTTTGCGGCCTGGGCCTTCGCGCCCTCGGCCTTCTTGGCTTCCGCCTGCGCGGTCTCGAATGCCGACTTGTCGGCCTCGAGCTGCTTGGCCGCCTGGGCGACCTCGCTCGCCCTGTCCTCGACGGCCTTGCGGGCCGTGGCGAGCTCGGCGTCCTTCGCGTCTTCCGCGGCCTTGACCGCGGCGTCGACGTCGGCCTGCGTGAGCGCCGCCTCGACGGGCTCCTCTTCGACGACCTCGGGAGCGTCACCGATCAGGCCCTGAGCACGAGCGTGCGCGATGCCCTCCTCGGTGATCGCGTCGGAGTCGAAGACAGCGCCCTCGTAGAGGTACTGCTCGCGGCCGTCACGGGTGGGCAGGACGGCGACTGCGGCCGTCACGATGAGCGCGCTCATCACAGACCCGTGTTCGTCAGGGCGACACCGGCCAGCGGCTCGGTGACGACGGGGACGGTCACGCGACGGGCGCGGAGGGTGTAGCCCTCGGGCTTCTCCTCGCGGATCGTCTTCGCCTCGACGCCGAACGCCTCGGTGCGGACGTAGCCCGGGCCGCCGAGGTCCTCGTCGGCCATACCGCCGAGCTGCTCGCGGTCGACCAGCAGCGGGTTCGCGCCCTGAAAGTGGGGCGTGGTCGCCCAGGTGAGGCCGAGCGCGTCGACGGGCAGGTTGCCCTGGATCGCCGTGGCACCGGACTCGCGCGGGAGCGCCTTGTCGTCGATCAGCATGCCGATGACCTTCGCGTACTGCGCCGGGCGCAGCACGACGGTGTCGAGGTCGATGCCGAAGCCGAGCGCGGCGCGCTCCGCCTGGATCGTCATGAGCGCCTCGACCGCGTTGCCGGCTGTCGTCCACGTCTCGAGCGACGCGAAGGTGCTCGTCACGCGGGAGGCGATGACGGCCATCGCGACGCGGTCGACGTGGCGCACGACCGTGTTGACGAGGCGCGTGATGCCGCGGTTGACGTAGGCGATGCCCTGGCGGGCGATCTTCTCGTCGCTGACCACGGAGTCGAGGCCCCACTTCACGGTGCGGGCCGACACGACCTCGCCTGACTCGAGCACCACGGTCGGGTACTCGCCGAGCGGCGAGATCGCTTCCGGGTCCTCGCCGGCGAAGATCTCCTCGCCGGTCTCGTAGAACACGCCGCCGCCCTGCGCCGAGAAGCGGCCCGAGAGCAGGAAGTCCGCGATGAACTTCTGATCGGCGAGCTCGGCGACGCGGTGCGCGATGACGGTCGGGTTGGACAGGAGCAGGTGCAGCTCCGCGGTGGTGAGAGTCCCCTCGGGGTGCTTCACCGGGTAGGTGTAGGACACGTCATCTCCCTCAGATGAACAGGACGTCGATGACGTCGTTGTCGGCGGCAGCGGCCTCGAGGGCGATGCCGATGGCGTTGGTGCCGGCGCCGATCGTCGCGACCTTCCCGGCGGCAGCCGAGATCACGCGAGCGCCGACGGCGATGGCACCGGAGGCGGTGAGGCGGTGGACGCCTCCGGAGCGCGCGAACACCGTGACGCGGTCGCCGACCGCGGCATCCTGCGCGGCGACGCCGAGCACCTTGGCGGAGTCGGCGCCCGAGGGGACGATCGCGTTCGCGGTCGACACCTCGACGAGGCGCCCGCCGACGACCGGCGTGGCGCCGACGGTCAGCGGCACCTGGGCGCCGGGGTTGAACTTGGGCAGGTAGTCAGCCATCTCAGGCCTCCTTCTTGGTCGTGCCCCAGCCGGCCTTCGCGGCGAGACGCTGGTTGTCGGTGACGGCCTCCGACTCGCTGTGGCCGATCTCGGCCACGGGGATGGTGCCCTTCGGGAACGTCGCCAGCACCGCGACGGTGCCGGCCTCGTCCTTGTCGAGCAGGGCGAGGAACTGCTCGCGCGACGCGGGAGCGATGCGGCCCTCGTTGATCGCGTTCTGCACGATCCCCTCGCGACGCTCGGTCTGCTGCGTTGCGTGCGCCGTCGCTCCGAGCCCGGCCTGACGCTGGAGCTCGGCGAAGGCACCCGCCTCGACGGTCACGGTGCCCTCGATGGCGGCTGCGGCGGGTGCCGCGGGGGTGGTGTCGGCCTGCTCGTCGAGCGTCTCGTCGAGCGCTGCGAGCAGCGTCTCGTCCGACACATCGGCTTCGGACACGCCGAGCCGCTTCGCGAGGCCAGCCTTCAGGTCGTCATAAGCCATGACGTTTTCCTTTCGGATGGGTTCACCCGGCTCGGACGAGCTCGGGGGCTTTGGGGCAGCCGCCCGCGCGGAGGCGGCAGCGGCGCGGACGCGCGCGGTGCGCGCTTCGGCGTCCGCGTCGTCGTCCATGTCGGCGGTGATGAGGACGACGTCGATCTCGTCGTCCTCCTCGG